AACGAAAATGTATGCGCAATAGCCATATACGTTTTGATTATCAATAACATTCAAACCAGCAATGTACTGAATAAATATACGCAACTCAATCCCTCAAATCCCTGTACACCGTATCAGTGCTGATGAATAACTCCTTGCTGATGCGTATCACCTCCGTTGCTTTGTTCTTCACTGCGCTCACCCGTGTACGAATGTAGTCCTTGCGCTGCTGCTTCAGTTCGGCCTCCCTTTGCTTTTTCATCATAAATCCCCCCTTGTTTTTACTTTCCTGACTCTTTGTTGCGTTGAGGTTATATCCTGTTCCGATACCACAACAGGGATCTCCCCTACCATCTGAACCATGTCGCGGATCAGCTTCTGATAGTCGTTGGCTGGCACTGTAGGCGCAGGTATGAACCCACTCGCGAACCGCCTGTTGCCGAGGTGGAAGTTCGGCACGTTCCCCACCGCCTGCTCCATAGCTGCCAGTTGAGGCGCGAATCGTTCCGTAGCCTTAGCTGTCATGACTGATTCACCCTTGCTGAGTCTTGCGCTGATGCTGTCGCTTGTGCTGGTGCCTGAGCCGTCCAGCCCGATTACACCCGTTGCGAACTTCTTGACCGCTTCTACCTTGACTGGTTCTGGTGCTGCTATGCTGCGAATCGCACTGATCAGACCTGCCGTCTGAGCGATAAAGCCAGCGATCAATGGTAAGTTAGCCGGGAACGGTGCTGCTGCTGAACTCTTAGCCAAGCCCTCCTGCAATGCTATGAACGCAGACCGTGTCGCCAGTATCTTTTCAAACAAAAACAAGGCCTTTTGAATCTTGCTACCTTGAACGGCCACGTTCTGCAATGAAGCTATCGTGTCGGCTGCAATGCTCTGGTTGATCTGCCTTTTGCGTTCGGCATACTGCTGTTCAGTGATCAGTTGTGCTGCAAGTAGCGAATCCAACGCCTGCAACCGTTCAGAGTATGTACCCTTGATTACCTCCGTTGTCTCCCGTGCCAGCCTGATTTCTTGCTGTTGCAGTTCGCCAAGTGATTGTATGATTGCTGGTATGTCATCCACGCCCTCTTCCTCATCCAGCAGGAATCGTTTTGCCTCGGCTGCAATCGCTGCCTTTCGTTTTGCCTGTAGCTGGTCGAACGCTGCCAACATCTCCGCGTTTCGTTTCTGAAAGTCATCCATCAACGATGCCATTAGTTCACGTTCTGCCTTGAGAGCCTTTTCGCGTTCAACCGCACCCTGACGAATCAGCCCGTTTATCATTGTCCTGACCTCGCGTTCTCTGGTCAGCTGTCCCGCCTGTAGCGTGTCGAGTTCGGCCTGCTTCTCAGCCAACTGCTTCTGACCCTCGCGGTCTGTGTCGTTCTGTTTCTGCTTCAGTTCCAGCTGTTCAATCTCCAGCTTGACGATCTCCGATTGTAGCCCAGTCAGTTCCTCATTGAGTTTAAAGAACTTATCCGCTGCTTTCTGCCTCTCCGCCTGACTCTTGTTCACGTCTTGCAGTATGCCCCGCTGTTCCTCCAGTTCGCGACTCAACCTACCCTCGTTCTGTGCCAGCTTGATACGCGCCTGTTCAATCTCTATCGTTATCGCTGCCAGTCGCTTACCGTCCTGCCACGCATCGCTGAACTCATCCCCAACACTTGCGATTGTGTCTTTGAGCTGATTCCACCCCTCGCGGAACTTACCCGACACGATCAGGAACAGAGCCTCGCCCAGCTTCTGAGCGATTCCGAGTGTACGCTGTAGCACCGCGCCCAACGGCTTTAATATCTTGTTTATCTTATCCAACCCTGCCTGAGTGCTGGTCAGGTATGCAACAATAGAACCTAACAACACCACGATTGCACCCACGCCCGTACTGATCAGAGCCAACCTCAACACCTTGAGTGCGTTCGATAGGTTGAAGCTGCTGACCGTGATACCCTTGAGCATCGCATTCAGTGAGCCGAACACCCCAACGGTCTGCGTTCCCAATGTCGATACCGTCTGAAACATCTTACCTGTTGACTGTAACGCACCCGTGAACTCCCTTGCGCCCCCGCCCATCTGACCGAACGCATCCATGATCGAGCCTGCATAGTTGCCAATGTTGGACTTGAAGTTGCCCGCGGTCATGTCGGCAGTCCTGATCTGGTCGCTGAGACGCTTCGCCTCCTGAGTGATCTTATTAAACTCCTTGCTGCCTACCTCAGCCTGTTCCAGTTGCTTGTATAGCTGTGTCAGCTGCGCCCGCATCTTCTCAAGCGTCTGAACCGAGTCGCGTTCGGCTTTGTTGCGGGTCTGCACCTCGCGTTGCAGGTCGCGGTATGCTTTCTGCTCTTGTTGTAGTTGCAATTTCTTAGCCTCAGCCGTCTTAGCGTCAGTCTCGGAAGTGGTCTTGATCTCTTCACGTAGCTGCTTAATATTCTGGTTGATCTGTTTCAGCCTGTCAAGTTCTGACTGCGTTCCCTCGATCTTGAGAGTGTATAGTAGTTTTTCGCTCATTAGTTTACGGTGTTATTGTTTGTTTAGTGACCCAAGTTCCTGATTCCCTGCGTTGCATGAGTAGATTGTTACTGCTTCGTATCATTCGCCAGCTTCCGTCCGTTGACTTATCGCCTAAGTAGTACGCCCTGTCGCTGTCAATCTGCTGATCCGCGTTTACTACTCTGAACACACCATCTGTCAGCTCAATTCTTTGCAATGCGTTCACTATCACTGACCATTGCGCCACCTCCGCGCCTGCCGTTGCTGTTATGAGTTGCACAAGGAAGTAGGCACCTGTAACGGGTGTGCCTGCCGAGTTTGGTAGCACAAACGGGATACTCATACCGATGCCGTTGCCCGGTGTGCCTGATGTCTTGCGCTCGACCAACAATGGTACGGGTGCTTGTGAAGTTCCGCTGCTTGAGAAACAAGTGCTTTTTATCGTGCCAAGTGTCTGATCAATATCCTCCACATTGATAGCGTGCTGATACGATGTTTTACCTTTGACCCGCATCACTGCCGTTGTCAACGGATCATCATTCACCCCTACATTTTCCGTAGTCTTGATTCCGTTTGTCACCTTGACCCAAACGTCAGTCGGTGCTGGCACCGTTCCTGCTCCACCTCCACCCGTTGCTGATGTGTTTGTCCGTAGATCGACAACCGCCCTGCTCGTCTGTGTCGTGTCGATGTCATCCGTTGCTGCCGTATGAACCTTGACGCTGAACGTCACCCCATCGCTTGTCGTAGCCTCCAGCAGCCAGCCCGTTGTGATCTGGCCTCCCCGCGTGAAGTCAATCACCTCCACAGGTCTGCGGAAGTACGTCATGTCAGCCAGCTTGTTAATCGGTATGTTCACCACGCGCCCACTGATCACCACGTCCTGCAATGACCTGTCATACAAGTGCAGCGTTCGGTAGTCTATATCTGTCAACTGTAGCGCGCTGCTGATAGTATCCTCGTTCTGCGCTGCGTCACCCCCGTATGTCAGCTTGTATGGCTGTGATGCGTTCGGTAAGCGTTGGACGAACCGCAGGGCTGCCGTTGTCAGCTGTGCTGGAGGTAGTTCAGCCTGCTGCCAGTCCGCCGGATCGCCCGCCTGCCATAGCACCGGAATCTGAGCCGTTGAGTTGCCGAACAATCGCCAGCATGAGCCAACGTATGTCCGTGCCGTTGCCATGTCTATGACCTCTTCATCACGGGTAGGGCTGCTGAACTTAATCAGGTAGTCGTCCGGTACTCGCGCCTTGTCATGTTTGAACTCAAGCAGAACGTCTGCCTGCTGCTGTATATCCTGCTCCCAGTTGAACAGCACCAGCGTACCCGCCACGCTCATATCCTTACCTGACCTGATCAACGCCTGACCAGTGAGGTCGTTGTAGAACACATCGAGGTTGAAGTCGTTAAGTACTGCCTTGATGAAGTCCAGCACGGTCATATCAGGTACTATCGTGCTGACCTCTATCGTTGAGCCTGCACCGTACCAGCGTGAGAGTTGATTACTGATGACAGTTGTAGTCAAGTCCTGACGAGCAAACAACATAGTACCAATACTAAATGATTTGATATTACCGAATAATTCAGTATGAAAAGTAATAACATCACCTGCTGATAACTGAATAGGCTTAGTATCTACCTCAATATCAGTAAGATCTATAATATTATACAATCCAGATGTGAGAGTTTCAATCGTTCTGACTCTAATCAGATCAGTGCCGTTCTTTTTTATTGAAAATGTAAGCCTACAAGTTCCATCCACATCTGGAGGTATGACTGCAATAACAGGAACACCACCTTGATCATCATAAAACTCTACATAATATTTTTCAATTTTTAAAATAAATCTGTATGTACCATCTTCTGGAATCGTGTATTCATCACCTGACCAATTACTCCCATTATCAGTTACTGTCGTAACCGCTATTTTCTCGTCCCATTCCAATAAACCTACTGGTGTTGTAGTATCAAAATAACTTATAGTTTCTTCCTCACCTACAAACACTGAATCTTGTAGCCACTGGTTTGAGTTGCGCACGTTATTATCCTGGGTGTATAGCAAGTACTTATCTGATAGTGAGGTCAGCCACTCCTCAAACGTCACGAACGTGCCGAAGTCATGAAACAGCTTAACAAGTAACTGCTTCAAATTGATAGCCGGATAGCGGTCTGTTATGTCGATCGCCCGCTCATTCTTGAACGCGCCCCTGTCGGCAAGGTCGAACAACAGGAACGGATCACCCGACTCTGATCCTGTTACGTTCGCCTTGTTCAGCACCGTGTCATATCCTGACCAGTCGAGGTCGCGCATCCTGACCGTTCCCATCTTGCCCCAGAGGTAGCCGTTGCCACTCACGAACGTTGCCTTTGCACTGATCTCGTTTATGCTGTCTATTGTCAGAGTTCCGATAAACAAATGGTTGTCAATCCTGTACTTTGCATCGAACGTAACTGGCAGATAGGCATTTGTGCTGAACAACCCACCCAGCAGCGCGTTGTTGTGGCTGTTGTTTGGCACGTCAATCGTGTACGTCTTGAACGCCAACCCCTTGCGGTCAGGTGTGTTGGCCGTGAATATCAGTGACGGGTCGCGCCTTACTTGTAACAGATTCAGGTCTATCATACCATGTTGTTTATGTCGTATTCAATCGTGACGCTCAACTGTACATCGTTGCCATACGTCTGTAATCTATCCTCCCGAATGTACACCTGTGCGCCTGTCTCATCATAGATTTCTGGACTGTCCACCAACCCATCATAATAGGCCGCGTTCTGCCGTGCCTCCCTGACCGTCTTAGCCTCGCGTATGAGGTAGGATTTCGTTGGAAACCGCCATACCTTGTCCGTTGCGTTGAAGTCCTCCCACTCGACCAACTCAACACTCGCATAGCCGCCTATTCTGTTGAGGTAGTACAGCCGCTTCGTGCATACCTGTGCCGGCACTCTCACCGTCAGCGTTGCGTAGTTGACCCCAAAATCAGTCTCACGGACTTCCACCTCGACCCACTTCGCACCCGCAGGAATCTCATAACAGGCTGCGATATGCTTGTTCACCCTCGTCACCGCTACCGTTGTCTGCGCCCCTGTCGAGGCTGTGAACCTGATCGCAAGCGTTGACCCCTGATCGTTCAGAGCGTGTATCAGTAGCTTACCCCCTGCCTGGAAGTTGCTGTTGAGTATTGTTGTCGTGTCGATCCCCGTCACCGAAGTAGTCCTGTGTGCCGTTCCTGTCTGTTCCTCCGCCACCGTCTCCTCGGATACCGTTCCGAAGTTTGCCGCCTGATACTGTTCGAACAGCTTCACCGTATATGCGAACGCTGCACCTGTCGTAGCCACCGCACCTGCTGTCAGGGTGAATATGCTGCTGTGTCCTGTCTTGAGTATGTCCGAAACGTCAACCGTGAACGCCTGATTCACTGGCATGGTGTACACGCTACCGAGCAGGTCAGCCCCCTTGTACACGTCAGCCCTTACCATGAGGTTGTCGTTCGCCCGTGTCACCGTGCCGACTGCTGCCGTTGTGCCTCCTGTCCAGTCTGTGGCCATAATCAGCTGACCCGTTCCCGTTAATTGTATGTTATGCCTGCCGTTGTAATTGCTCAGGTCACCCGTTCCACCTGCTATGACAACCGAATCCCCAACCTCATAGTCTTTCTCATCCGCGATGCTGATTGCAAGCTTGCCGCCTGAGTTAGCCCAAGCCGTGATGTTATCTTGTATCAGTGTACCGTCTGTCCTGTACCTGTCGCGGTCTGCTGTGCCTGATATCCTGCACGGTGCAAAGCTCGCTATGTCGGCTGCAAGTGCTGTTGTTACTGTTATCATATCTCTATTGCCTCCTTGATTAATTCACCTAATTTCTTCTCCACATACCCCCTAATGTCAGCCGTTGCATCCTCCACAAACTGAGTACGCTTTCCCGTGCTGCTATACCGAACCGTTCCAGGGAGTGGCATCCCCTCGCGCTTGTGCTTTGCTGCGATAGCGAACGCGATTGATAACGCTGTCTTATCATCAGCCCCCATTCGAAGTTTCGCGTAGTTTGCCAGACCCGCGATGTAGCGGCTGCTTCTCGCCCCTGAGCCGGGAGAGTATGGTATATTGGCTGCCGGAACTCCCTTGTTAAGAATAACACCGTAGCCCCTCTCCGTATTATCATATATGTTGATGTTGATTTCGTTCTGATTCTCGTCCACCTTATACGTCAGCCCCTTAGTGAACGCACCCGTCAGGTCATGCCCCTGCCTGCGCCACTCTTCACTGATCAGGTCAATGATGTGCTGTGCTATGTCGGTGTATACGCTCATGGTTCCGGCTCTGGATCAGGTAACGGTGCTGGCTCTGGCCACAACCTCAACTGAACGCTCGAACGCATCCACGCCTGACTGTTGACCCCGAAGCCTGAGGCAGCGTCAATGTACTCCAATGGTGAAGCCGTCAGCACCTGCATATAGTTGTCAGTGTTCACATCATCCAAAAACTGATCGAATGCCGCGTGCATAGCAGCAATGACCTCTGTCGAGTGATACGGTGCGTGTACCTCTGTGCCTGCTGCTGGAATCAGATTGACCAGCTTCCCAACGTACACCTGCACGTTGACCTCGAACGCGCACATCTGCCTGTACTTAGCAGGCCAGCGCGGTAGTTCAACCAGAACCACGTCAGCAGGTGTTGACTCCTGATTGTAGTTCGATGCCTGACCCGTTGCGTAGTACGTCCAATCGGATGGAACGTGCGTCAGTAGCCGCTGTATGAATTGTGTAATGGTCATTTTTGCTGTCTTATTAAGTACTCCAATATCTCAAACATATCCCAAGCCCTCATTCGGTTGACCCTGTCAATATCCCCCGCAATTCCGCTCTGAGCGACCGCAAGCGGCCAAGCCTCGAATCCAAACGCGCCTGCATCCTTTCCGCTCTTGTCGGCTTCCTTGCCGTCAAAGATTGCAGGGTGTCTATCATTAGCCTGTGCAACAGTTGCGATGTGCAAAAAAAAACCTCCCAGACTATGTCCATCGGCAATGTCTTGAACCGTTCAGCCCGTGCCGCCACCCTGACCTCGTCAAAGTCAACCTCATTAGCCTCACGAACCACAACAGCAATAAAGAACGGCATTGCCTTGATGCCCTCAATCCGCATCTCGCTGTAGGCCTTGAGTAGATTACTCGCCTCGACAAAACGCTTCACATCCTGGCTGTGCTGTAACACCACGTCCTGACCCAACTCCAACCTCTCAGGCATACGGTACTCAATACCCTCATGCGTGAACGTCTCAATGAATCGCACGTTGATAGCCGGAACGGGTGAACGTAACGCAGTCCACACAGGCAACGCATCATTTAAGAACCAGTACATGACCTGCTGCGGAGGTACCACGTCCAACGGTGCATCGGTGAACTTCCCCACCAAGGCCTTGACCTGATCCCAATGCTTGTACCAGTCGAACCAGTCAGACACCTCAGGCAGTTCCACCGCCCTGATATACATCGCTTCCTCCAACGTCAGGTCTTTCCAGTCTGACTTCAAATGATACCGCTGCTTGTTGATCGTGTAGGCTCTCATAACCCGTATCTTTCTTTCAGTTGTTCAGTGGTCCAAATAAAACCCAGTTCCTTGAGTTTCAGATCGAGTTCCGCCTGCTGCATCCGCTTGATGCTTGTGTTCTCAATGAAACGCCACGTTCCACCCCCAGGGATGCCGTACATCGGCAACACCTCTGTAAAGTCGTAGTTCAGAACGTCAATCACCATCTTGCTGTCTCCCTCGAATAAAGTCTCCTGTACCCGTTCGTGCGTCTCGGACTGGCTGCGGCTGCTGCCGTCATCAGTGGTCATCGTCTGACCAAGTACCAGCTTAGTCATCTGGTCATCAAAGTACGCCACCGCACCCTCAAACAACTCGTTCTGCGCTGTGCTGCTGTTGTTGTCGAACTCAACGTCCACGTTGGCCGGTAGCTTCACCGCCTCACCGCTTCGGTTGCTGATCGTGTTCAGTACTTTCTGCGTCACGTTCGCATCTGGCTCGCCACCCTTGAACTTCACCCGCTCGAAGTTGTTACCAGCCAAACGTATGTAATTGCTCCAACGGTTGATGGAATCCCGCTTGTACAGTGCCAACAGTGTTGCCTGCAACAGTAAACCCAGATCGTCTTTTTCGCCAACAAAGAACGCACTCTTTACTTCCTTGTACGACTTGTCATCGTTGCTGGCCGCATACTGATACTTGCGTACTACCTCCTGATACGGGTCAACGTGCTTGATCGGAATCTGAGTGTAGTCAAACAACTCTTGACCGTTCCACTTACGCTTGCCGAACTCAAACAACCCCATGCCCCAGAACACCTTTGCCATGATCAGGTCATTCACGAAGTCAGTGAATCGCGGTGAGTCAATGACCGCCTTAGCCTGAGGAACGGGCTGATCGTTGATGACGTACTCCACGCGCTTGCCTGACGTGGCAATGAGCCGCTTCATGATGACGGTGTTCAAGTTGCTATCGAAGTCCAGCGCGTTCTGATACATATCATACAACCACGACCTCTCCTGTATCACCTTAGCCCGTGCGCCCTGCAATGCAGCTACATAGTTCTGAACCGTTGCAGGGATGACCTGTGTCGGCTCGCTGACCCAGGTGAACTTACCTGACTTGTACTCCTGTGGAGGTATAGCCATTGCCTGCGGTGCGGGTCTCTTTATCTCAAATCCGAAAATATTCATAATGTCATTGTATTATTGTCTATCTCAAAAAGTCTTGTGTATTCCATCTTGGCCCTTGCCCTGCTCATAACCACATACCGGGCTGCGTCAATCGCATGGTTGTGTATGTCAATCGGTGTGTTGATCCATCTGCCCTGCTTATCCTTAGCGTAGCTGTAGTTCCTCAGTTCCCGGATCAGGTTCAGACTGCGCTTCGTTACCCTGATTACCTTTGACTTCATCAGGTCTATGCCATACGCTATCGAGTCCGCACCCTTTACAGTTGGGTATATGTTCCACCCCATCAGGCTCAATTCGTCTATCGTCTTTGGCTCTGCGCTGTCAGCATAGGTAGTGTCAAACCTGTGTATATTGGCCTGCTTCATCAACGCGCTAATATCAGAGTTCCTTAGATTAGTCTGATATATCAACTCATCGAAGTAATGTGCTTCACCCGTCTCAACGTGTTCAACTAATGATGTCGGGTCTTGAGTATATCCGAAGTCCAACCCGAAGTACCTGCGCTCTGTTGCCGGTAACTCGTCAACCAGTTCAATAGTAGGGAAGATCAGACCCTCAATGCTACCCACCTGACCCTCAACGTACACCCTGCGGTAGTTCTCATCATGTGCCGCCCTTGACAGCATCATCTGAATGATCGAGTTATCCAGCGCATCGTTATCCTTGTATGTACTGTGAACGAAGTCGAATTTGTCCGCAAACGCCTCAGCCTGCATGATCTCCGTATGAACCCAGAACTCAGCCACAGGATTGAAGTCCAGAAACGTCCGCCTGCGTGTACGAGCCATCAAATGAAAGGCTATCTCATATGCTACGTTGTTGCACTCATTGATAAACAAGTAGTCGCGTGCTGCTCCGAGCGCCTTGCCTACATTGTCAGCCGTGAAAAACTCAATCGCGCTGCCGTTGCCGAATGTATAGGTCTTCGTGCTTGCACTCCAACTGTCCTCCATCCACAACCCACAGTCAGCCATGATCTTGCGGAAGTCACGCATCGCGCCCCTGCTCAGGAACGGGTAACTCTCAGCCACCACGCTGATATGTGCGCCCTTATCCTCTAATGCCGTGACAATCAACAGCTGCAATATACTGAACGTCTTACTGCTTCGGCCACCGCCCTGGCTGATCACTATCTGTCTGGTCGTGTCCTTGTGTTTGTAGAACGTCCGCGTTGCACGTATGTTGATGTCAAGCACCGCCATCCTCAAAAGGTTTAAT